GGTTTCTACCTTTTTCTTATTTTTTGGATCAAATCTGTTAAACTTTGCCATGATCTCCTTACCTTACAATTTGGACAATAATTGTTATGATCTAGTTCTGCGCCACACTGAGGGCAATATGACACAGTAAAGATCAATCTAATAACTTTGCAAAAGTTGCTGGACCTGCAATACCATCTGGTGTTAGACCATTATCTTCTTGCCAAGCTTTTAGCGCTCTTTCAGTACCGGGACCAAAGTCTCCATCAGCAGTTATACCTAATGCTTCTTGCATTATCTTAACTCCATCTCCTTTTGCTCCTTTTCTGAGTACACCAATATCATCTAATATTTCTTGAATGTCATCATCTTCTGTATCAAGCATTTCAGCAGACATTCCTAATACTTCCATTGCATGTGTATATCTCTTTTGTCTATCCGCTAATCCAATAGAACCACCATTAATTTTTTTAGTCATACGTTTTACATCATCTGTATCAGCAATTTCATTTAGATTATTTGTATCCCAGAACCAGCATGCACTTTCAACAGCTCCTTTTTCAGTTGCTACATATTCAGCTGCTTCTTCCGCTGACAATCCTACACTTGCACCAAACTTAGTATAATTATCTCTTCCAGTAAGCTGTTTCAATCCACGACCTCTAAATAACCAGCCATCTCCTTCGTTGACATTACCCATCTTGTATTTGCGAAATTCATCCATATAAACATAGTTTGCAATGTTTTTAGGCATTCTATGATATTCATCAGCATTCCTCTTGGGAGGACTTCCAAAATATCTACCAAACACTGCTTTTAACGCTTTTGCAGAATAATTTAAATTTTCTTCTAATCTTTTAAAATTAGCACTCTCATGCGCGCATTGACTCAAGAAATGAGCCACTCTTCTTTCTGATGTGATTCCATATTTTGGAAGCATATCACATAATGCTTCATACCATTCATCAACTTTACTGTTGCCTGGAATGATTGGTCCTAAATGATCTTTCGTAAATTCGAAATCAAAAGCCATCTCCGAATCCTCCTCTTGTGTTATCTATTTCTTCTGCTAGTTCTGAAAAGCCACCAATGTGTTTATCATTCCACCATATTTGAGGAACTGTTTTTGCGTTTGGCATTTTTTCAAATAGTTCATTCTTAAAATCTTCGTTTTTTATACTTTTATACTCGTATTCTATTCTATATTGTTTGCAAATGGCAATTGCTTGATCACACCACCCACATGCTGGTCTACCGTAAATGATAACCATTTAAATTCTCCTTAGTATTATATATAATCTACTCTTTATCAAGTAGTTTTGCCTTACCGTATTCGAAATCTATTATCTTTTCTTGTTCTAAGATATCTATAATTGTTACTGTTAGTTCCTGCTCTTTTCTCAAAAAGAATAATTTATCTTGTATTTCTTTTAGTTGTTCTTCATAGAACTTTATCTCACTTTCTTTTCTTAATCTTTGTTCTATAAGATCAGTGAGGAATACTATCTTACTATTTTTTGTCACTTATTAACACCAGATTCCATTTCATCTTTTCTTCAATAGCATACTGACAACCTTGAATATAGTCTCTATCTTCTTCTGATAAAACTGACCAAAACTTAGAAATAGATTCTATATGTTCCTTTACCACTTCTGGACGTTTAAGATGATAATTTTTTTCCATCCAGCTTTGAAGTATATCCATTCTTTCATTTATCTTTTTTTGTACCATCAATCACCTGTAAGACCCATTTCAATTCTTCAGCGCATTTCCATAACCACATTCGTGTCATTTTATCGTTTGCCTTTTGTCTTTCTTCCATAAGTTGTTTCATTCTCATCTCAACATATTCTCTTGGTTCTTTTTTTCTACCTCTTCTCAAAAGCCCATCATCTCCTTTGTCATAATATAGTCTCTAACAAAGTCTGATCTTACGATATCAACCCAACCGAAGTTAATAACTCTGAAGAATCTCATTTGTTCTATTAGAGATATAAATTTAATTATTCCATCTTTTTCATCTTTACGCGTAAAATCAGTTTGGTTATGATCTCCACAAAATATAATTTTACAATCATTTCCTATTCTAGTTATTATGGAATCAAGCTCATGAAAGTTCATGTTTTGCATTTCATCAACAATCAGTATAGTTCTATCAAAAGTTAAACCTCTAATAAAAGAAGTAGTTTCAAATCCTACTGATTTTGTTGTCGTTAGTTTTCCCCAAGCACCATCATAACCAAATAATTCGCCACAAATAGATTTATATGGAGCTTTGTAAGGTTCTTCTTTTTCTTCTTTAGTTCCTGGAAGATGTCCACCATCTCTCGTCGAAACCATTGATCTAACTATGAGAAGTTTATTATATTGCTCATACTTAAGCATCTTACTAAACGCCAAATATAATGCTATAAAGGTCTTGCCTGTTCCAGCACTTCCAGACAAAACTATGTTATGTCCTTCTTCCCATGCATCAAAAGCTTTCTTTTGATTTTCTGTTACAGGTTCAATATGCTCTAGTTCATCAAGAGCTACTTTTAACTGATTACTTTTTTTCACTAGTCCCAACCCATTATAATTTTTGTATCTTCAGGAACCATATCCATGCTAAAAGGAGGATTATATACTAATTCTCTTTTTACAGATCTAACGCCAACAACACCTTTCGGTGCTTCTTCAATGTCTTTACATATTTGATCTGCAAAAGGACACATCATACTTGTAAGAGTATGCTTTATATAGACATCACCATCTTCAGTAACATCAAGTTCATATATCAATCCAAGATCCAAGACACTGATATTTGGTATTTCTGGATCATGCACACACCTTAAAGCATCAATTACTTTTTGTGTTAATGGCATGATTTCTTTTTTATCAGTCATAGCCTCTTTCAGCTATCTTATCATCATCAGGTTCTTCGTCAGGTTTTGGCTGAGGCTTATCTTGTTCTTTATCCATATCACACCTTTATAGTATTATTTTTACCAGATCCTTCTTTAATTCTCTTTAAATTATCTTTCCAACCATCATCTGTTTTACTTAAATTACTACCTGTTTGGCCAATGACTGCTGGCATAACTAACATTTGAATTAAATCAGAGTCTCCATTTAATTTATCTTGTAATTGTGTATATGTACAATTGACAATAAAATTTTCTTTAGTCTTTATGTTACGTAGTGTGTAATTCGGCACCTTGATATCCTTTCCACCAGTTAGGAGCTTCTCGACCCCATTCCCATTTGGCAAATGGTTTAGCTCTGTGATAATAGTTACGATAAGCCTGCACCGCATCACCTTCAACTTTGCATTCTGGATAATGACTCATTGCCTGTGCAAACTCGGTTCTTTTGATCTTCGGTATATTTATTGGCGGAGCAGCGAGTATCATGCCAATCTTTTCCCAAGTCGCATGTTTTTTTTGTCTACGAAATGTAAATTCCTTAGACATTTCAGCAAAATGACCATAGTGCCAATTGTAGTTTTCAATTGATGCCATAGTCCATGTAGTGCATGGGTGATGTTTATGAACTGCCGTATAATACAATTCATCACGCATATCTTTAAATTCATAGTAAGTTTGTATTGTCTTACCTGATCGAGATCTGCGTTTGGTTGGTGAACCATCGAGTAGCCTATGAGCAGTCGATAGCATTTGAGCGGATTCAACAATCATCTTTGGTATATGCCTGTCACAAAGCATTCTTGCAGCGATCACTGGATCTTCATCTAAAATAAATATGTTCATAATATAATTATATCAAATTTTTTGTTGTTTGTAAACCCTTTATGCGGCTTTATCCGTATATTTTTCAATATGTTCATCTACGTGGCGTTTTTTAGCTCTAATTTTTTCGACCAAATCTGTTCTTCCTTCCTTCTTCATTTGTCGTGCGAAAGTTTCTAATTCTTTTGAATCGTTTTCAAGTCTTGCTATTTGAGCTTGGGTCATACATACTCTCCAAAGGTTAATGTTAATGTTATTGAGAATCTTGTAGTAATCCTGGAAAGGCCTCCTCTACTATATTTCTTTTAATACCTTTTATCTCTTTCTTAGCAATCATACCACAGACTAATTCTGCATCTTCTGGATCAATAGATTCCAAAAGTTCAATAAACAATCTTTCTCTTTTAAATTTCTGCATAGCATCACCTTCACCGCCTTTTACAAAAAAGCGAAACTGACGATTTAATTTTAAAAGATTGGATGGAGTGCTATGACCAATATTAGGTGTATATGGTGGTTTGCTTTCTGGAACATTCCATTTAACAGTCATATCATATGAACCTCTAAGAACATCTTTTAGAGCCCAGCTTTCGTTATCTTTCAATACTTTTATCTTGGCTTCTTTCTTCTTTTTCTTTTGAGCTTCATGAATCACTTCACACACCAACATTGGTGTAGGTACATAATTATTCATAATCTCTCCTCATATAAATTCTTGAACACACTCAATTAACCGTTTACATCTTTTCTTAACAAGATATGGAAAAACCTTTCCTTTGTTTTTCTTAGGATCTTGACTCTCAAAGTTATTTATAATTTGTTCTTTTATAAAATCAGGAGTTTCTGTTAAATCTATCATTTTTTTATTGCGTAAATAATTTCTATAGATTGTATCACCCATGACTTTTTGAAGATCTTCGGCTTCAAGCCAAACATCAAGCTTCTTTTTAGTAACAGGTGTTTGCCTACGATCATCAACAAATACATTGTCATCTGATAATACATTAGGAACGCCATCACCGCCGTCACCTTTAAATATATGCGTCATAGAATATAACCTTGGATTCTTGTCCTTAACAAATTTTTTCAACATAGGAGAATACTGTTTGATATTATCATACTTATGTAATTGAATAAAGTCGTGATCTGCAGATATTATCATAACGGGTTCATGTTTTCCAAATTCTTGAGTTTCTAAAGCAAGTTTAGCTATAACATCATCAGCTTCACAGTTCGGTTCATGCATGACTTTATAAGGAAAGTTTTCTCTTATCTCATCTCTTACCATATTAATAATTCTAAAAGCTTCATTCCAATCAATTGATGATTCATCTCGGCTTTTTCTTCTTTTATATTTGTATTGTGGAAATACATCACGACGCCAATTTGATTGTCCATCAGCAACTATTACGACTTCACCATATTCATTTTGAAACTTTTGTCTGTACATACGAATTGAATTCAATATCATATGTCTTATCAAATTTTCGTCTACATTCAATCTTTGAACAACAAGATTGCCTATAGCGACTGCATTATAATCAATTAAAATCATGGTATTTTGTCAAACCTATCTTTGACCCACCATATAGCGTATACAACTGCTGCACCTATAACTAAACCTAGAAAAAATTCCATAATAACTCCTCTCAATAATAATATTATTATAACATAAATTTAATCAAATGTAAACAATTAATTTATGCAGGGTCTCCAACACCATATTGAGCACCAAATGTTTTCATTACTTCTTCTTGACTCGCACAAACAACCTTTTGAATCTCCATAGGTCTGCCATATTCCATAACAAGTCTTTTTGCATACTTTGGTATTTCATTAGGATTATTTGCGGCTAATACACATTCATTTAATGAATGAAAATGAGGATCTTTAAATACATAAGCCTCTTGATAACCATTCAAATCTATTCCAGCAAAAATAACAACCATTAACCAATAATTCATTATAATATCACTTTCTTTCTATTTTCTAAATGTTGTTCTGCAATCTCTTCTTTAGATTGCCCATGATACTCAACAGCATGATGTTCTTCAATCATCTTTTGATTCACGTTTGTATCAAAACACCAAACTTCTCCAAGGATTCTACCAAACTTTCCTTTTGCGTCCTTATGTGTTTTAATCTTTACACCACCAGCAGTTACCCATTTCTTTAAGAAAGCTGCTGCAGCTTTTCCATAAACTTTTTCTTCTTTATCACTTGTTCTAGATTCTGGTGTATCGATTCCGTATAGTCTTACTCTTTCGTTTCTTAACCATATACCAAAACCAAGATCTAGATCCACATCGATAGTATCACCATCAACGACTTTAATTACTTTTGCTTTATATTCATGCATTTTCTATTCCTTTAAGATGTTTTGAGTGTATCTTTCCGCCAATAAACTCATTATAGTATTTATCGTCAAATAAAACTTTTCTGTCTATTTGCTCTTTCATCTCAAAGTATGTCATTTCGCCTTTAGTCTTGCAAAGTCTTATTATTTCTCTTTTAAATCTTTCTCTACCGTTCTGTTCTACAAGTAGTTTTACCTCATCATTTGATCCGAAATAATCTCGCCAGTCAGAATCTCTCTTAGAATGACGCTTATTAACCTTGCCTTTTAACGGACGAAGTTTATGAATCTTCCAAAAGAGTTTCTTTCCAACATATTTTTTGTGATTAGATAGATCTGTTATGATGTAAACAAATCCAGCATAGTTGTCATATGAATGTTCCTCAGGATCAAATATCTTATCTTCATAATACCACATAATATTATATATTAGGACGAAAAAGTTATCCAATTTCCTCCAAAATCGTCCATTGCCTTTTGATAAAGCCTCTTTCTTGTTTCTATATTAATTTCTCTGTAGCTGTCAACATCAACCGAATATATTGGAGCTGAATTAGTTTTATCATCAGGATGGCTTGTATCTACTACAAAATTTGATGGATTGCAATCGGAGAAAGTCCATGGATTTGATCTACAAACTATAACATCGTATATATGCTTCATGTCATGTTCTAAAGGAGGTCTTCCTTTAATATACTCACTTTGGATTATCATGACAGGACCTTCAACTTCAAATTCAAAGTAAGGGACTTTTATTCTTCCTTCAAATTTATCCTTTTTTAATTTAAGTAATCTTTCAGAATGTTTTTGTACATCTTCAGCATTGTTATACTCCACACGTTTTAAAACTGAAAAGGAAGTACTTTTTCTGTACTGATACTTTTTAATCTTCTTCGTCAACATCTTTAACATATTCAGCGTTTATTTCAGTAGAACAACTAGGACAATACTGTGGTTCGTACTGTGAAGTTATGTGCGATTCGGCTTCACAGTACTCACACTCAATAAAGTATACCTTTATTTTGGTCATTAGAAATCAATTTCACAACCACCACCAGCACATGCAGCAGCACCTAAAGTATCAACTTCAGTGTATTTCTTTTCAGTAAGATCTTCTTCCCAAGATATTGGCTTAAAGTTCTTATTGATTTTATTCCATTTATGTAATAGATAAGAATCTTTTAGACAGTACTCTGCCTTTTTAACATCGCCATCTAAATAATTCTCTGCAAAAGAATTGAATCTACGAACCCAATCTTTTTTAATAGCATTATCAGATGTTTCAAGAGAAAGATCATCTCCCATTCCTTGAGCAGTCGCACATGCCTGCCATAGATTTGGAAACGCATCTAATCCGTCAACTACTAATCCTGATGCAAATATAGCAGCAGTGTCATACTTCTTAACCATTTCTTTAGCAGAAATAACTGCAGTGTTTGGAGCTTGGTTGTAGTCTTTATCACCAGTCATAGGTAGAAAAGATATTCCAGCAAAGGAGTTTCTATTTTCAAAAACATACTTTTCAACTTTATCCCAATCGTCAACTATGATTGTATTTGAAACATTATGTCTTACTCCTTCATCTGCACATAGTTCAACATTCGTACCAGCTTCAACCCAATGCTTCTGAGCTAACTTTACTTTTTCTAAATGATCTACACCTAATAGTTCATCTTTAAATATTGAACCTTCTTTTGGAAGAATAGGAAATGAAACAACAACATCTGATCCAGTTGCTGACCATACGGAATCTTCAACCATGAAAGGATTAGAAGCTTTAATAGCCGCAGTAACTTCTGAATCTTTTGTCATTTGTACGTTTCTGATATACATTTCAGAATGTTCTGCATGTATACCTGATCCAGTTTGTAATAATACTGAAGCATTTCCTGAAGGTTTTACACACGTGGTCCTGGCCGCAGGATTGATTCCAATAGCTTCCGCAACCTCTCTATTAACTTCTTTAACAATTCGAGCTCCTTCTTCCAATACCTCTGCATCAAATAATACATCTGGGTTATTCATCCAACCAGTAATAGATGCTCCAATAAGTGCTTCTCTATCGAAGATCTTTTTACTTGTATCACCTAGAAATTTAAAGTCTGTATATCCAGCTTGGAGTGTTCCAAGTATTGAAGCAGCTCTACAAGCTTTAAAGAACTCTTCTTTTGATGTACACTTACCGCCGTTTATTTCTGTTAAGTTACAACCTTGCCAACCAGACTTTCCTTTGATCTGTGGAAACATTCCGATCTCGACACATGGATTAGTTGTATGTTCTTTTGAGTTTACAAATACAAACCCTGGCTCACCAAACTCTCTAACACTCTGCATAAGTTTATTAAACTCTTCTGGTGAAGATTCATCTCTTACTATAACTGCTGAGTTATTTGATCTTCCTCTTTGTGGATTATCCATAAACCAGTTACCAGTCTTTGCATTCATCATCTCTTCATCATCAGGCGAAAAAAGACAAATTGTTGCTGATCTACGTACACCGCCACTTAACACAGCATCAGCTGTGTACATGACAATATCATATACCTGAATTGGTCTTAATTTCTTAGGATCTTTAGTATCAATAATTTCTGCTTGTAACAAATGTTCGATCTTATCAAGTGCAAGTCTTAATCCATCTGGTCCTGGAGCTTTAAATCCACCAGATATTTTTGCACCCTTTGGTCTTATTTGTGATAAATCAAAGTATACTCTTCTTCCTGCATACTCTGGATGCTTACCACCATTTACAAAATATGATGATAATAAAACGTCTACAGCGGTAGCCCAACCTTCGATTGAGTCATCTACCACATGTGTCTTTGGTTGTTTTGATCTTGCTTGTATCTTTGGTAGTTTTTTGACGTGATGTTTTTGTACTGAGAATCCAGCACCTGCACCACAAAGGAGAATATAAAATACTTCTCCAAAAAATTCTGGTCTATCAGCATAAGAAGACGTACAGTTGTACATT